TTTTTTAAAAAAGTGTCTAAAAAAGTGTGCAATGGTTAGGAATTCAGGGGCAAATACATACGCAGGTTGATTTAGCGCTCAATGTCCTTTAGCCGCTCACTTTCTGCCAGCATTTTTAGGCCGTGATTGACAAAATAACCATGACCGAAGCAATGTCGCGAATGCGAACATTTGACGATCAAGGCAAGGTCAAAGCTTTTGATCTTGAGTTTGTTACCGCAGACCGGAAAAGAACAACCGGAGGTGAACTGAAGCGGTTGATAAATGCCAAGCTCATGTTTACTGCGCGTGATGTTGGGGCAGCAAAAGGCCCGCAAACAAAGGCCATAGAAGCAACAAAACGCCCTCCAAACCATCAGCAGCACGACACGATTAATGTGCTGACTCCCGAAGGATCCATCACAAAAGTGCACGTACGGCTTATAACTTCATTTAACAACCAAACGATAATCTGGTGAGCAAATCCAAAAACCCAAGCCCATTGCTTGAGGCCATTAAAGCCTTAATTCCAATGGCCGTGCAAGAGCTGGTCGAAGCCATTCCACGTTGGATTCAGCGCCGCAAAGAGCGTCGCGAGGCGAAGGAGGCACAGGAAGAAGAGAGTTTTGAGTATCCAACAACAAGCACAGGGCAAGGCAAGCCGGACAAGCAATGAGCACCTACTTTTATGACGGTGGACAATTGCTGATTGAAAATCTTTTAAAAGATGGCGAGCCCGTACTGCCAGTTGTCAAGGCACCTAAGGAGCATTCTCCTTATAATTTTGCGCAGTGGGGCACTGGCAGCAACGACCGGCCGGATAAAGTCAAGACGGATCTGGAAGCCAACCCAGTGCTTGGCAGCGCGCTCAAGCTGCGCAAGGCTGTGCATTACGGCAAGGGGCTGGCGGTGTATCGCGAAGACATCAACGAGCAGGGCAAGGCCAGCAAAGTCCTGGTTAAAGACCTGCAGGTTATCCAGCTGCTGCGCAACAGCGATTACCGGCGAACCCAACCCGGGTTTATTAGTGACCACGAGGTATTTGGAAACATATTTCCGGTTATGGTGCTTGGCACTAACGGCAAAATTGCTCAGGTACGCCGCGTTCAAGCCTTCCAGTCACGCTGGAGCAAAATGGGCGAAGATGGTTACATTGAAAAATTGATGATTAGCGCAGACTGGATTCGCCGTGTGGCGGAAAACAAGCCAGTAGAAATTCTAGCGCTGGATCATTTGTACCCGATGCTTGACCTGCAAGACCGCGTTAAAAAGGACAAAAAAAACTTTTTGTACGCGCTGCCAACGCGCATTATGGAGCAAGGGCAGGTCTATTATGACATTCCCGCATGGGATGGGCTGCGCGAGGGCTGGCTTAAAATGGCCTATCAAATACCGCGGCTTAAGCAAGCCATCCTGAAAAACCAGATGAGGATCCGCTACCACGTGCAGATCCCGTACAACTACTACCAGAAGCGGTTTAAAGATTGGGACACCCACGATCAGGCAACGCGAGAAGAAAGCATGAAGACCGTTCAGACAGATCTTAACAAATGGCTGACCGGTTACGAGAATGCTGGCAAAACATTTATCAGCCATTTTGAATACGACATGGCGTTGGGCAAGGAGTTTCCAGGGATTAAGATCACCCCGTTACAAGATTCTTTTAAAGAGGGCGAAGGGCTGATGGATGCCAGCGCGGCGAACACAGAAATACTGTGGGCGTTGCAGGTTGATCCCATTTTAATTGGCGTACTGCCTGGCACCAGCCAGCAAGGAAGTGGAAGCTCCAAGCGGGAAGCCTTCCAGATACTGCAGCACAGCATGACACTTGACCGGGAAGCAACGCTTTACCCGTGGCGCTTTGCCATGGAGTTTAATGGCATGGATCCTGAGCTGGAGATTGGCTACCGTGATGTAGACCTCAGCGAAACGCTCAACGAAAACCCGACCGGCAAAAAAGAGGTACTATGAGCAAGCTGCTTTTCAAAACCATACAGCCGGTAGATGGTCAAGATTTCAACCGCGGCGTAGCCAGCTATCTTGCCGTTAGCGGAAACACTAATCTGGACACGCTGCGCCCGTATTTACGCATGGCTCAGCAGAGCATGCTAATCAGCGTACTGGGAGAAACGCAGTTGAACAGCCTTGCCGATGCCTACGACGCAAATCCAAGCACGTTGACCGCTGCGCAGCTGAAGCTGTTGTTGTTGGCACAAGCGGTGGTGGCAAATCTGGGTTATGTGGATTACCTGCCTATTGGTAACGTTCACGTGGGCGAAGGGGGCATTACGGTAAGCAACAACACAACACACGCCCCGGCCAGCCAGTGGCGCGTAAAAGATTTGCGCGACAGTCTGCAGCAAGCCGGCTACCAGGCACTGGAAGATTTAGTGCTCTTGTTGTGGAGCGCAGCTTCTGACTATGCAAGTTGGAATGCTGATGCCGCAGCCAAACTTCGGTACCGCGAGCACCTTGTAAACCATACTGAAGAATTTAGTAAGTGGTGGAACGTGGGCAGCGGGTACGACCTGCTGCAGCGATTGCGGCCAAGCCTGCGCAAGGTGGAGAACCTTCATCTCAAGCAAAGTCTAGGCGACGCTTTTTACACGGAGTTAATCACCGCATGGCGCGCCAAAACGTCCACAAGCGATCAGATCGCGCTGATTGAAGGCTACCTACAACCCGCCTTGGTAAACCTGGCCATTGCCGACGGGCTGCCCAAAGTGAGCGCAGAGCTGACGGCACGCGGCCTGCTGGAATACAGAGTGGCAGCAGCTGGCGACAATGTAGAGTTGCGGGGCCCTGCTGGAGCAACTCTTGAAGGGCTACAGGCTCATCTAGCCCGTCAGGATGGATTGGCGTGGATGAACCGCGCCATCATTTACCTGAACGCTAACGCGACCATGTACCCTACATGGGCTACTGGTAATCTGTACGTAGACCCAGCAGTTTTGATAGCAGAAGACGATTACACAAACCGGCTGGACCAGACCGGAGGAACATTTATGTTATGACCCATCACAAAAAATTATTCAATCAAGTATTTCATGAATTTGGCATTGAAGCCGGAGAGCCGCAGGCCTACTTTCTTGCGCAAATTGATCATGAAAGCGCTGGGCTGCGGCGGCTTACCGAAAACCTGAATTACTCGGTGGCAGGGCTTTTGTCCACGTTCAGTCGCGAGCGCATTAGCGAGGCCGAGGCGCGCCAATTTGGGCGCATAAAAGGTGTACAACTGGCCTACCGCAGCATGATTGCTAACCGCGTTTACGGCGGTGCTTGGGGCAAGCGCAATTTGGGGAACACCCATGCCGAAGATGGCTGGAACTACCGAGGCCGAGGGGCTATTCAGTGCACTGGCCGCGCCAACTACACCGCCTACACCGAGGCCCTTAAAAACACGCCGCATTATTTTGACTATGTAGGCGAACCTGACCGCATGGCCACGGTGGCTGACAGCCTGCGCTTTGCCGGCTGGTTCTGGACCACGCGCAAAATCAGCAACTTGATCAGCAATGACATGGACGCTACCATTAAAGAAATTGCTGGGGCAACCCGGCGCATCAACGGCGGTAACATTGGGCTGTACCATCGCAAGCTGTTGACGCTGGAATACTTAAAGCCTGAGCATGAATTTTGGGCAGCGTAATACAGGCCCTTCGACCAATAAAAAAAGCCGCCCTGGATAAGAGCGGCTTTTTTTCTTGGCAATTGAAGCTACGGGCGACTGACCCACTTGACGAAGTTGAGCACTCGCGTCACCTGCGTGCCGGAACTTACGACCCTCAATCGTACCCGGGTCGCCGGAAAATTAACTTTTGTAAACAGCGTATCGCTGGTTCCGCTAAAGGCGTAACTGTCAGCGATGTGCCAGAGCGTTCCCGTAACGTCATTGCTGTATTCAAGGTAGGCCGTGCCGCCAGTTGTACCGGTTACGTTTACAAACTCCACCTGCCAACTTAAATCGCCCGCTTTGTAGGCAATGCGCGGTACCAGGAACAGCTCGGTCTCGGCGTTGGTGTTGGTGTCTACGGTTAAGGCCTGCACCTCAAAATCGCGGAACTCGCGCTGTGCCTGAGCAGGCACTGTGGCCAGCAAGGCCAAAAGGGTCAGGAAGAATGCGAAAAGAGTTTTCATGAAATGACTTTTTGGGTCTGCTTACCAGCGTTGAATGATGAACACAAGGTTAAACACACCAAGAAATGTGGCAAAGGACATTTTAATTACCACGGTATGCTGCCATTTACTGCTGTTTTTTTTTACATTTTGCTGTAAATATTTGCACTTGTGAACAAATTGGCAGTATTATTGCTCTGCATGACACGCATGACCCTTGAACCCGTGAGTAAATGAGGCACGTACCCCCCGGAGCATGAAGCTCCGGGGGGCATAACGGGTCAACCCTTTAACTATGCATAAGCTCATCATCATCCTTCTTTTTGCGGTTTCTTGCACCACGGTGCCTTCCGCTGACCAAGCTCCCTGCCGGAGCTACTACAGCTTCGGCATTTTGCCCAGCCGCAGCATCATGGAACAGACGGGCAGGCAGGTGGCTCCGGCCTGGGTCAGCCAGGTCAACCAGGACGGCACGTTATTGCTGGAATGCTTTCCGGGCCCAGGGCGCTGCCCTCGTGTCTGCCGCGATGATATTCCGGCATTCACCATCAACCCCTTTACTACGGAGCAGGTGGATCACAGCACGCTGATGCCTGGTGACACCATTTGGTTTTCTTATTACGAAAATTGGTTTTAATGAAACAGATGTCTAGCCAACAACAGTATGAGATCATGGTGAGCATTCACGCCGCGTTGGCAAAAGTTTTGGCAGAACCCTTTCATGAAGTCTTCAAAAAGCTGCGTAATCGCAAGGAATCAAGCATGGTCAGGCGCCGCGCTTTTTATCGCCTCTGCGACCTAATGGGCGTCCAGAAAATTACCATGGGACGGTACTTGGGGCAGGATCACAGCACCGTCATTTACAACCTTAAGAACTACGATGGTTACGTAGCCACGGATCGAGAACATGCCTTTGCTTTAAAAGGGCTGGTTTCAAAAAGCAGCGCACATCTTAAAATTGATGCAGTGCCCGTGCCTCAGCTGCCGATACTGCGGCATGCTAACAGGGGCCTGTGCCTACTACCCCGGCCTAGCAGCTTTTTTATTTACCCAGGATTCTTTACACACGATGACCTTAAAACACGTTGACCTGACGCTGCCCACCGAGTGGGAGCAGGTAACCCGCTGGCAGGCAATCCGCCTAGGCCGCTACTTCTGGAAATTCCCACTTAGAGGGTATCATTTGGCTAAGCTCCTGGTGGAGCTTGCGGGTCTGACCAATTCCGCCAACTGGCGCAAAGCTCAACTCATTCAGAAATACGGCACTGCAGAAACAGTGGTACTCTTGGTTGAAGAGGTTAGACACCTGCGCTGGGTGGTAGAGGAGCTATGTTTTGAGAAGCCCAAACTCCGCTACATTAATTTAGGCCCTGGCTTTAAGAAGCTGGTCGGCCCAAGCAACGGACTGCGCAGCATGACGTACCAGCAATTCTTTGACTACGCAGATCTGCTGTGCAACGAATACATTCTGAACCGAAACCCAAAAGTTCTTGGAGCCTTACTGAGCTGTTTGTACATGCCACAAGGCACCCGCTTCATTGACGACAAAGCCGCTGAGGCCCGCAGCGCAGTGATCATGCGCGCCGTTTCACAAGGTGAACAGCATGCTGCCTTAAACGACTTTTTGGCCATGCGGCGTTGGCTGTTTACGCACACCGATTTTGCGGTTTTGGCTGACTTTGATCAGAACGCGGACCAGGATACGCCTAAGAGCCCGGTGCGCTTCAGCGATGCGGTTTTTGCCCTTGCTAAAGAAGACGTGACGCAAATGAGCCAGGTACGCAACACACCGCTGTGGGACATCCTGGAGGGGCTGAGCAGTGCTCACCGAAAGGCGCTGTTGGCCAAGGCGAACCAGGTATTTAAACCCAGCGGCCATGCCCATTAATTACAAAGAGTACCATCCGCGGTGGCACCTGATCAGCCGTATGATCCGCTTTCGCCGCGCCGGCAATTGCTGCGAGCTGTGCTGGGCCAAAAACTACCAACCCCATCCGGTTACCCGCAGCAAGGTAGTATTGACCGTGGCCCACATGGATCACGACAAAAGCAATAACGCAGATGGCAACCTAAAAGCGCTGTGCCAGCGTTGCCATCTGCGGCATGACCTTCCTCACCACATCAATAACAGAAAGTACGGAAGGAATTGGAAACGAGTTCAGTTAACGCTAGACCTATGAAACTTACAAAAGACGAAGCGCGCATTCTATCTGTGGCACTGGAGATTGGAAAGTTTGAATTTCGTGTTTTACCATCCGGGGCCTTTGATAAGTTAACGGATTTGGAGAAAAGATTAAACAATTTTGGAAAAGACAAAAGGCGAACTGGTAGGACTAGTCACGACGATTTGGAGGATTGTTTGAAACGATTTGCAAAAGCGTAACTGTAAGTTTTATTATTATGAACATTCAACCAAACCTACTAATTGTAGACCTTTTTTGTGGCGCAGGGGGCACCACCATTGGCTTTGATTCGGCTGTAATCAATGGCAGAAAAGTTGCTAAGATTATTGCCGCCGTTAACCACGATCCAAAAGCGATAGAAAGCCATTGGAAGAACCATCCGAATGTTCATCATTTTGAAGAAGATATAAGGACACTCGACCTTAGTGATTTAAAGCACATAGTGGCGATGCAGACAAATCTTTATCCACGTGCAAAAGTGATTTTGTGGGCTTCTCTGGAGTGTACTAATTTCAGCAAAGCCAAGGGTGGTAAACCCCGTGATGCAGATAGCAGGACACTTGCCAACCACCTTCACAGATATGTTCAAGCCCTAAATCCTGACTACATACAGATTGAAAATGTTGTAGAGTTTATGTCATGGGGCCCGCTAGATACAAACGGTAAACCAGTAAGCCGAAAGAATGGGCGCGATTGGATGCGATGGCGCAAGGCAATGTGCGACCACGGATACACGGACGAATGGTGTCAGTTGAATAGTGCTGACTTTGGAGCGAGAACCAGTAGAAATCGCCTATTCGGATGTTTTGCTCGATTAGGCCTTCCAATGACCTGGCCTGAGCCAACTCATCAAAAGAACCCAACCAAGGGAATGTTTTATGAACTGAAGAAGTGGGAGCCTTGCAGGCCTTGTCTGGATTTGGAAGACAAGGGGACGAGCATTTTTACTCCAGGCAAAATCAAGAGTGAGAAAACTTTTGAAAGAATATTGGCTGGATTGATCAAGTACGTTGCCTGTATGGGACAGCGGGAATTTATTTCCAAATACTTCTCTGGCAAGCCGGAGGGTAAGAACATTTCTATTGATTCCCCTGCGGGCACAATACGCACAGTAGATGGGCAAGCTTTGGTACAGACCGAGTTTTTTGTTAAACCAAATAGCACTGCGGTCAATGGCGACTGCACGCATTCAGCGGCCAGTGTTGATTTGCCCTGCCCAACTATTCCAACCCAGAGGCAGCCAAGCATCGTGCAGGCAGAGTTTATTGCCAGTTACTATTCCAGTGGACACAATTGCACAAGTTTAAACGAGTGTGCGCCAACCGTTATGACTGGCGATCGTCATTCATTAATAAGCCCTGAGTGGATTGATAGGCAATTCAGCAGCGGAACAAAGAATAGTTCGGTCAATGTACCAATTGGGGCTTTACTTCCTGTCCCCAAAGCCAATCTTGTGCAGCTTGAATTTATCATGGACACACAATTTGGAAACATCGGTAGCTCTACTAACGATCCATTGCCAACCATTACAGCCAACAGAAAGTGGCACTACCTGATGAATCCCCAGTACCTAAATTTAGAAGGAAGCATTGACAAGCCTTGCTTTACCCTCATTGCCAGAATGGACAAAATGCCTCCATACCTAATTGAAGTTGAAAGTGGTCAGTTTGCAATTCAGGTCTATGCGCAAGACTCTGAGAACGTCAGAAAAATTAAGTGGTTCATGGCGCTTTACGGCATTGTGGACATTAAAATGAGGATGCTTCGGGTCTTAGAGCTAAAGAAAATTCAAGGCTTTCCAGAAAATTATTACTTAGCAGGAAACCAAAGCGATCAGAAAAAGTTTATCGGCAACTCGGTTCACCCAATTATTCCAAAGAGAATGGCCGAAGTGCTTTCCAGCAAACTAGTTGAGAAAAAAAATAATGATAAAATACGCTCTAAAAACGCTCTTGTTTGAGTTACTGTTCTGCTTGTCGCAGATGATTTACACAGTAACCATGTCCACGTTTGCATATTGGGTTGCAATTGTTTTTTCTGCAATTTCATTTTGCTATTTTGGAATGTTCATGGTTTCGGTCATGCGTTGTCGCAGCGATTGAATGAGCGAAGGGTTTGTTTGTAATAGCCGATAACGGACGATTATTGCCGCAGTTGCGGAATTAACAGCACAAATGTTTCACTTTAAAACAAAATTATATGAAAAGCACAAATGTTCAACCAACCACTAAGCCCGCAATTGTCCGCAATAATGTGTTAGCGGCTGATTTCATCTCGGAAAAATTTTCTAAACAAGTGGATTTAATGTTTGAAAAACTGGGAACTGAAATATTTGATAAAAGACTCGTAATTAAATACACCAAAGTTTATTACGTAAAAATGGATTTAGAAAGTGGAATAGAATTATGGGCTATTACAAAGGATAGATTGGATTACTTCCATTCTTTTTTATGGGCATACATTGCAATAATTAACCCGGCAGACGAAAAGTCTGTCAAACTTTTTAAAATTGTAGATGAGGCACTTTGTAAAATTTGCAGCTAACAGAAGGGCGGGATTAACAACTAAAAATTTAATTATGAGAACAGAACTTAATAATAACGAAAAACTTTCAACGGAGCAGGAAACCCCGCCTATTGCAAATGTGCCGTTAGCAGAAGGTTTTATTATCGCAAAAGCTTACGAAATTGACTTAGATAAACTTGATGAAGGGTATTTATCTGATACAATTAGCTGCCACGCTAAAAATGCAAACAAGGCAAAATCAAAGCTTTTAAAAATAGTAAGATACGATAATTGGAAATTGAAATATTCAGGTCAAGAATTAACATACTTAAATATTCCTATAAAACGCAGAAAATCATATGATAAAGTAGGTTTTGAAGGAAAAGATGTTTTGTATTTTCAAATTGAAAGTATCAAAGATGAACGAAACAGAATTTCTAAACTTAATGAAATTCAAAACAATCCAAACATAAGATTTTGCTATATAATTAAAGGTAGTTATTATAGACCAAATCATTGCGGATATACTTCATTAAGATTTGAAGCAGGGATATACCCCAAAGATGAAGCTGTATCACACGCAAAATCTGTTCGTGAAATCCGTCTTGAATGGATAGATACGGAAGAACACAATAAAATGATAAACGAAAAGATTGCAGAACTTCAAGGGCGGTTGCTCTAAACTTTCTGCTAACGGGTTGCGGCTACCAGAAGGTCGGGATTTTAACCACAAAATTAATATGAAAAACAAAATTATGAATACAGAAAAAACTTCATTAGAACCACAAAGCCCCGCCTTTTTGGTAGGTGCTGTTAGCGGTAATTTTATAACTGTAGTTGCTTTAAAACGGCTTATTAAAAAGTGGAGTGACGATGCTAAAAAAATCGAGCCGCTGACAAATAAAAAAGAAACAAAACATCAAAGGCAGGTCGCTAACCACTTTTTAATCATGCTATCGAAATGTATAGAGGATGTTGAATTGGAATTGAAAAATTACCGCTAACGTTTAGGCTAAGATTAGTAGCCTAAGTAATGAACCAATCAATTAACAACAAAGCTCTATTAGGCTATTAATTTTAGCCTTTGTTATAGGGCGTTTATTATAATAATTATGTCACAAGTACAACAAGAAGCGAAAAAAGAAGCCACTAAAATAATGAAAAAACACTTACATTATATTAGCGGTATACCCGAAGGGCTAATTTTAATTTTTCATAAAGGAGATAGTCATGTTGAAACTGCAAGAAAATGTTCAATTGAAACGGTAAAAGAATTGTTACGGGAACATAGTTGCGAAACGCTACTGGATGAAAGGTGGGCGTTTTGGTCTCAAGTTGAGATAGAGCTTAATGCCCTATAACGTTTTGGAGCTAAACGAGGTGGCGTATTCCACTAAACTTAATTAGAAAAAGAAATTATGAGTGAAGAAAAAAGATTATCAGAAAATGAAAATACGCCATCTTGTTTAGGTGCTGTTAGTGGCAGTACTTTTCAGAAGCAAGAAGCTTTTAGAAGGATGCAGGAAGGACAAAAAGTTACACACAAATCAATGATGCCAAATGAATATTTGCACATCCAAGAGGGTAGTAAAGTACTAACAGAAGATGCCTTTGATTTCACGACAAGTTTTTGGTTTAGAAATATAGCATATTATGAATATGGTTGGTCGCAGTATTGCCACTAACACCCGGATAAAGGAACCTTTGTTGCGCTTTAACATGTTAAAGCGCAAGTCCAAAGAAAACCACTTTGCAATTTTAGGAAAGGATCAAGCACAAACCGCTGCCGGCATAGTAGAGATTGCCAGGCAATTTTTTCTCAAACCTTAAGTAGGGTTAAATTAATTGTCCTTTTGGTCTGCCCCTTCTGGCAGCACCTTTGCCACATGCTGCACGACGAACAGGAGCTGTACGACTACTTTCAGGGCCTAGCCCAGGCAGACGCAGACTTGCAAGGCCGCTTTATAGGCTTGGCTCCGGAGCACATAGACGACTATGTGCGCGGGGCAGCTGCTATGGCTGGCTGGCGGCTGGCGCTTGACTATCCTGAAGGCCGGCTGGAGGGCGGCCCGGAGAACACGCGTGACGTTCTCATGATTGCGCTTGAAGTAGTTAACCACGACACTCGCGCAAGCAACGAAGCCACCAAGTTGCAGCTTTACAAAAAAGCCAAACAAATCGGCCTGGGTCTGCTCAGGCAAATGCTGGCTGACGGGCTTGGCCTCAACGTAGTTAGCTGCGGCACTGAAGCACCCTTTCAGCTTAGCAGCCTTAACGGCGTGCGTTACTTTAAACTTAAAGGAGTGGGCCAGAACCTTTACGGATACCGGTTCGAAATCGGTTTGAGCTCTTGGATCAACAGCTTGCCTACATAATGGCCATCACCGTAACCCTATCACCACCCGCCTTGGCGTACACCCGCAACCCCGTTGCGGTTAATGCCACCAGTAATAGCCTGGTCACCACACCAGAGGCGCGACCTTACCTTGACTTGGCGCTTACCACTACCAGTCCTCTGAATGGCGAATCGTTAACCTGGCAGATTACTGATCCGGAGACGGGCGAAGTGCAGTTGGTGCTGCTGTTTTCGGCAACCACGCCTGACGCCACCGGCAGCCAATTTCCCACAAACCCCGGCGACCCGGTTGACGATTGGGCTGCCGTAGTGCGCAGTTACCTGCAGACTAACCCCTTTCTTAACACGTATTACACGGTAACCCTCCAGGCTGGAGCCACGGCCACTAGTGCCACGCTGCGCATTCAGGCACGCACGGCTGATGTTGGCTTGCAATTTCTCGTCATCATTGACGGGCTTACTGGCGTCACCGCGGCGGCCACTAACACCACTACGGCCAAGGTTTACCGCGCTGCATTTAAACTGTGGATGTTCCTTTTTTTAGAGAACCCCTATGAAAGCGCCATTTGGAACCGCGTGCCCATTGACGCCTACCGCGATCAGGACGACGTTTTCCGCTTTGACTTGGGCCCCTACCTTGATGCCTACTGCGGGCAGATTGGCGGCATGCCCGCACACAACTTGGCAGCCCCTAGTTTCTTCATTAGCCAGGGTGTGCTGCAGTATTACCTGCAGTATGCGGAGCAGTACCAAGATGTCAGCGATGAAGCGCCGGAATTTAAGGTTCAGAGCCTCAGTTACACCCGTTTTCGTGCCTTGGCCGGTGGCCTTAACCCGTTAGAATACCCGGCCAACACAAACTTCATCGCGCAACTGCCTACCACCAAGCGGCTGCTGAGCTGGTGGCCGGACGGCAAGTTGCTCAGTGTAGATCAGCCAGAATTTATTAGTTGGCTAAATGCCACTGGCGCTAACCGCAACATAGGGTTGCGGGTTATCATCACCTACACAGACACTACCACAGACACCATTAACCCCATTCTGGCTGACACCAATCACACTGTTAAAGCGGGCGAAGTGGTGCACGTCCCGGTCGGCTACACTGCCCTGGCTTTGGCCGCCGTTGATGTGGCCAAAACCGTCTGTGAGTGGACCGTCACCCTCATTGATGACACCAGCCCAACGCCGCTTACTTACAGCATTACGCGGCGCTACGTGCTGGACAGCTACCCCCGCAAGCAGAGCCGTTACCTTCTTTGGCTCAACAGTCTGGGTGGGCTGGACACCCTGCGCTGTACCGGTGTGCAGTCTACAACGCGGCGCACGGCCAAAGAAAGCTTAGAGCGCTACCTGGCTCCGGACTACGCTGCGCTTGATGGCCAGGCAGATGCGCTGCTCAGTGCTGACCAATACGAAGCCAAGCTCCAGAGCGGCTACATGACGGCGCGTGAGCGTATGGCGGCACAAGACATCTTTGCTGCCCGCCACGCGTTTCTGGTGCAGAATGACCGCATGGAACGCATTGTGGTCAGTGCCAGCAGCGTGCTTGTGCAGCAAGACAATGACGACTTGGCCGCTATGGTTATTGACTACCGGCCTACTTTTGCCGCAGGGCCTACAACCCCTGCTCAATTGACCCCATGATAGCAATTCGGCTGAGCAACGGCAGCTTTTTAGATCTGGGCGAATACAGCATGAGCATGAGCGCCTTGAGCCCGTTATTCCAGACAGAGGTAGTACCCAAGCTCATCAACTACCCATTTAATATTCCCAACAATGGCCACAACAAAACCATGTTGGGCTTTCCCGGGCAACTGGACAGCGCTGCTAGCCAGCAGCCGCAAAACGTAGACGTGCTCTTGGCTGATCAGCTCTGGTTCTATGCTGTGCTTCGGGTCAGCGAGATCAGCGCCGGCAGCATTAAGATCAGCGTAGAAGAGCGGTCGGGCGGGCTGCCTGTAGAATTTGGCGATACCAGAATTCGCGAGCAGATAACCGGAACCTACGCACTAAGCAGCCAGGTCAAGGAGGTGGAGATTGACTACAGCAGCATTCTGTTCTGGGACCCCACCACCCAGGAAGTACGTGCCTGGGTGCAGGGCAAATACTTTAGCGCCAGCGCCAGCGGCACGCTCAGCTTCAACGTCATTGTGTTGGCTGGCCTTATCAATGCTGATGCAGACGTGACCTGCACTGCGGCCAGCAGTGGTGGCAGCATCATGACGCTGACGGCCCCCCAACCCGGCCGCGCTGGCGACTTTGACACCACCTTTACGCCAGAGGGCTGCGAAGTAGCCGTCATCGGCAGCCTCTCTGGCAGCGGCGAGCGCGCCGTATACAATGAACCATGGTTGGCCCCACATACGGCTGACATTCTCACCAGCCTGCAAGACCTGGCCGACAACCCGTATCCCGATCGTGCGTTGGTATTTTTTCCTCACCACAACCCAGGCCTTTTTGGTGAAAAGAACTTGGCTTTTGCCGGCGTAGTTAACCGATATGACGAAGAAAACGAAGTTTTTAAGGCCAACTTTATTGACCTGGTCACGGCGGTAACCAATGAGCACGCCCTTGTGCCGATGGTCTACTTGTGGCATGTGCTCCAGCAGCTGTTTGCCTTGAACAACCTCAAACTTAGTGGCGACGTCTTTGAAGACACTGAGCTGCAGAGCCTTGTTTTCTACAACCAGCGTGCGCTTGACTGGGATGAACTTGTGCGTGGCACGGCCGAAGTGCTTAACGACAACATCAATGTTTATGACAGCCAGGTCACCTATGCGCAGCACATTCCGGACATCACGGTCCGAGACTTGCTTATTGGCCTGCGCGTCAACTTTAACGTTGGCCTGTTTTTCAGCACCATCACCCGCGAGCTGGAGCTAGTTAGTGCGCGCGCTGTGCTAGGCAGCGCAACAGTACGCGACTTAGGCCCATACCTGGCGCAATTCCCGGAGCTAACTATTGACTATCCGGAAGGCGTTACCTATCAGGGCACGCCAGATGCCAATGACAAATTTGAACAAGCGCTTGCTGTTACCGAAAAGCTAATCGGCAATGGGCTTGATAAAGTCATTAGCCCGTTCGGTACGTTGAGCATGGCCGCAGTAACCCTTCCCCCGGTTGCCCCCACCAGTTGGGTACCCTTTATGCCCACAGCGCTGCATTTGGGCAGCAGCGAAGAATACGAGCTAGGTAGCAATCCGTTTACTGCGCGGTTGCTCTTTTACCGCGGCAAAGGCGTCATAGACATTGACAGCAACCCATGGCCACTTGGGCAGGCCGACGCCACTGACGGCTACGCTACCGATACAGGCAGCTACAGCCTGCACTGGGATGACGGCAAAGGCCTCTACGCCATCTGGTGGGCAGACTGGTACCGCATGTTGCAGCAGGGCCGAAGCGCAACTGTGCTCTTGCTCATACCGGCCGCAGAGCTGCGAGACGTCAACGGTTGGTTTAAGACTAAATGGCGCATCGGGGCAACCCACGTGCTCATTGAGCAACTAAGCGGCAAACTTAGCCGCGGCGGCATTAGCCTGATTCAGGCTACACTGCGCAAACTTTAAGCTCTATAAAAACAGGGCTTCTGTTTGTCTTAACCATTTGTAATAAAAAAATGTTTGCGTGTTGGTGTAAAAAGTTGCACCGTTAACTTTTGGTGTATAAATTTACACCATTGTTAACCACTAACAACAACGCGCCATGAACCAGTCAAGCATCGAATCCGTAAAGACCACGATTGTCTTATACATTGGCGACAAGTACCAAGACAAGTACCGCGCCTTAGCCACCGAGGTGGTGAGCAGCGTTAAGGTGAACCTGGAAGGCACCTTCGCCGGCGATGTCGCCAAAACGGTTCTGAGTGGTCGCAGCCGCAAATGCAGCGAGAAGCAGGCTTGGGTCATTGCCAGAGCCTACGTTGAAAGCTGCCCAAAGAATGGGCGGTCAGCGCTTTGTGATTGATTATTAAACCTTACCAAACAAAATGACAAATACTAAAGTAGAAAAGGCAGCCGCATCGGCCGTCTGGGCAGAAGTAAGGGCTGAGGCAGTAGCGGCAGTAAGGGCTGCAGCAGAAGCTGCATATTACGCAGCAGCGGCAGCGACAAGGGCTATGGCAGCAACTCAAACAGAAGCGGCGGCCGCCTGGGCAGAAGCAGGGGCCGCCGCAGCAGAGTCAGCAATGTCCGCAGCAGCGGCTGCGAAGGCTGCAAAAGCGGCAGCAAGGGCCGCGGCTAGATAACCAATTCCAACCCCGCTTGCACATCGCAAGCGGGCACAAACCAACCAAACCAACAAATGGACAACAATTGCAACAAGGAAGAAGCACCTGCGGTAATAGCCGCAGAAGCCGCAAGAGATGCGCTGAAGGAGGCGCAGGATGCTTGGATGTCAGGATGGGGATCGGCAGCATGGGTAGCAGCTGCAAATTCTGCTTTTTCATGGGCCGCAGCGGGAGCTGCATGGTCTGCTGCGGCAGTGGGTGAATTTAAAGCCGCAGAAGAGTGGGCCGCTTTGGCTCAAACAGCTGAGACGGAAGCTGCGACAGCAGCGGAATCCGCAGCACGGGCCACAGTAAGATAAACCAACCAACCCCGCTTGCACATCGCAAGCGGGCACCAACCCCAACCCCAAAACCATGAACCTTCAAGAGCATTTACAGCAAGCTTTAGTAACCTTGGTCAAGGACCGAGGTTACACCCACGCAGAAGTAGCAGAAAAAACGGCCATTCACAAAAGCAACGTAACCCGCTACCTAAACGGCAGCCTGACACTGACCGCCGAACGTGCCGAGCGCATGCTGCTGGCTTTGGGTGGGCAAGTTGCTTTGCCAAAAATTTTGGTTAAAAAAGCCGGGTTATTGGTCATTGACATTCAAGACATTGATAAATATTTAGGTTATCAAACTTGGCACTACTTTGACCCAAATGCCGAGGTAACGGCCCTTGATGTGCTACAGATTCAAAGTATGCCTGCTGACACGCGGATTAATTTAGTGGCGGCACATGGCGCATTGCCTGAGGAAGTGCTTACGCAGGTGGCTTTCTTTGCCTTAAAGTTTACGCCAATGCCCGACGGGCGGCAGGTCAAGGCCTTGTACTCCGATCCTCGCATGGATCAAGCATTAACCGCAATGATGGCTGCCGAAAGCTTTGAAGAAGCCGAGTATGCTCGAATTCTGGCCAATACGCTAGTCTTAGATGCTCGCGATGGGGCAGAAGGGCAACCGGTTTACAGCTACCGCCATCAATACCATAGCTTGGCCATTGCGCTTAGCAATGCTTGCGGCAACGCTCTGCACCGTGAGCTTGCAACCGCGTGTGCTTATGCTGTCGCGGCTGCGGTAGATGTTCCCTGGCACATCCGCACACCATTTGGTTACGAGGAACCATTTGGCACAAGCCAAGCCTGGCAAGCCATCATTGACAACTTCATAAAAATTCTCCGTGAGAATTCCCAAGATTAAATTTACCTTTCACCACTTCGTGCGAGAAACGGCAGCAGCCATCTGCGTTAGCAAGGGTGGCAAAGAAATCTGGCTGCCAAAATCAATCTGCGCTGACTTGGTCAAGGGCAGCAAGGCCAACGGTGGGCACGTTAACATCGCGCCCTTTAAGTGGCAGGAGTTAACTGGGCGCGTGCCACAGCCGCTAGACACATTGGAACTAATGCGTTCAGAACAAATGAGCCTGCGCTACACGACCAAGCCTTGCCCATTGCTGGAGCTGCCAGGCAAAAGCCCTTACACCGCTCAACGCATCGGCATAGAAGCTGCACTAAAGCAGCGCTACTGGGCCTTTTTCTGCGAAATGCAGACTGGCAAAACCATTATGTCAGCTACGGTGGCCTACAGCCGTTACAAAGCGGAGAACATTGATCGCTGCATCATCATTGCGCCTCTGCGCACCCGCAAAGTCTGGCAGGCCGAATTGCCTGCTGAGTTGCCTTGGCGGTTTGTGCCCATCGAGCACTTCAGCCACGAACGCCTGCGCTACCAGATTAAGCTTGAGGCTAACGAGCAGACCATGATCATTGTGGATGAAAGCCACAGCATTAAAAACCCAAACACTGAGCGCATTAAAGTCATCTTTGACCAAACCGACCCGGCAGGTTACCGGCTTATCCTTACTGGTACGCCAATTGGGCGTCATGCCGGTGATCTGTTTTTTCAGTTTCGCTTTCTGCACCCAGAAATATTAGGTTACGATAGTTATCAAAAATTCAGCGACGCTCATTTGCTTTACGGCGGCCGTGAAGGCAAAAAGGTGGTGGCTTATACAAACATTGAGCTAGTCAGTCAGCGAGTGCTGTCTTTTGTATTTTGGCTTACCCGCGAAGACATGGACCGAGAACGGCCCAAAGAGCGCCGCATTGTTGACTACATTCCAAGCAACGCCGCAGCTTACGTTAGGCTGGTCAGTGCTTACAAAGAAGCCTATGAAATGCACCTGCATCGTCAGGTACTTAAATTTACAGTTAGGTTGCAGCAAGCAGCCAGCGGCTTTGTAATTGACGAAAAAGGCCAATCATTTGGCTACCGCGACAATGGCCGAATGGCTGCGTTGCTGGGAGTGATGGCAGAGAAGAACCTACCAACCATTATTTACTTTAGGTTTTTGGAAGAGGCCAGGAGCATAGGCCAAAAGTTGAATGCTCCGGTGCTGGATGGCAGCACGCCCGCCACGCTATTTAATCAAAATATTGATTCTTTTAATAACGGTAACATAGATGTGCTTATCGTCAACCAGCAATTGGCGCAAGGGTTTAACCTCAGAGCTGCACAACGTATTATTTATTATTCTACAAGCTTTGACCTTATTGCTCGTAAACAGAGCGAAGACCGCGCACAGGCTGGCTTGGGCACGTCTGTTGAGATCATTGATCTGGTGGCCATCGGCACCATTGACCAGCGCATTTTGGATGTGCTTGCCAAAAAGACAGACATTGCAACAGCCTTTAAACAGGAAGTGAATGAGAAAAAGCGTGAACGAACTGCGCCAGTTGTTGGGCATTAATCCTACCAACATTTGGGATGCTACGCGTAAGCCTTGGCAGTTGAATAACCAGCGATGGAAGCAGCTTATTCAGCAGGCAGGACTCTTGGCCGGAATTGAAAACCCGGAGTATGCCACAAGAGAAAACTGTTGGCAACAAAACGGAGGGCTGGCTGCCGTCATTACAGGTAAAGCAGTTAATGGAGGTGCTTCCGTGCTGGACAGCTACGTCATTGAACTGTTGCTTCATTTGTTTATGCCGCGTATGGGCCAGTGTGTTTACAACCCATTTGGTGGTGGCGTTCAGACGGGTTTTGTTAGCGGTTTTTTTGGTTATGATTATGAAGCTTCTGAAATTAGGGTTAACCAATGTGTGGCAAATAATGCCATCTGTGCAGCCTTTGATCTGTCTGCAAAGTGGCATGCTGTTGACAGCCAACATTACCACGGCCCAGGGGCAGATTTGGTATTTACCTGCCCGCCCTATTACGGCGTAGAAACCTATTTGGATGCTGACGGAAAGCCGCCACAAAATGAAGCCAATGCAGCATTAAGCTACCAGGAATACTGGGCAATTCTGGAAGCGGGTCTTACCCGGGCATGGCAATACCTGAAACCTAACCGCTTTTTTGTGGTCATGATTGGCGATGGCCGCAACCCTTCCGGCAGCTACTACGGCATAGAAGGGCATATGGAAGCTTGGATATTGAGCCGGGGTATGCATCTATACAATAAAATAATTTATTTAGAAGTGCCTTTTACGCGCGCCATGATGACCCCAAAAACATTGAGAACACGCAAACTACCTAAATGCAACCAAACTATTTTGGTGGCCTACAAAGGAAACCCCAACAACATTCCCCAGCTTTTTGAAGACCTGGCCCTGACCAGCTAAAAGCGCCCCACCGTTGCGGGTGGGGCGCTTTGTTCACTAGCCGCAAGCAAGCGGTCTGTTCTTAAATTGAGCTGGCAAAGAAGCCACTGTAGGGCATGTAGTCGCGCTGGCTTTTCAGCGTGATCAGCAGCCGCTCGTACAGGTCAATTTGGTCGGCTTCCATGCGCAGCACTTCCAGCCCGCCCAGCTCTTCAATGCGGCTGGCAAACTTTTGGTTCTCGACAAAAAGCCCAATAACCAGCTCGCGCATTTCGTCCAGGTCTTCGCTGGTCCAGTTCATGACCTCCATCAGTGGAAGCTTTAACGTGCAAACTTCCGCGTCCTCATCCAGGTTTACCGGCATCCATACGGGCCGATCGGTGCGCATCACCGTTGGCAGGAATGCCGCACCATTGCTGAAGGGCGATTCCTCCTCATCGGATACCTTGGCCGCAAGCCTGGCAACAGCACCTTCTGCGCTTTGGGCATCGGCTGAATTGGTCTCCACGCTAAGCGCGGCAGACTTTGGGAGCTTTTGTAACTTCTTCATTAAAAATAATTATAAAAGACTTCCAGGGCTGAAGAAGTCACGGGCGTTAGCCACAATTGATTACCGGGCCGCAAGCCCGGCTCCCTGGAAGCCGTAAGTTGAAATTGGTTATTGTGTGGCATGACGGTTCTACCCGTGGGTAACTTCTTCAAGGCAAAGATGCAGCCAAGTCAATGTGTCTAAATTGGTACAAAAACGGTATTTAATTGCTAATGTGCTGTATTTTACTGTAATTTGTAGCCTAATGCGCACTTGCTTCTTATTAACCACGCTTCTGTTGCTCGTCACCATCGGGTTGCGTCGCCAATTCCATGCCGCCGTGGCTGCGTTCACGGTGTTACGGGATGTTAGTCAGCAAAGTGTCCTCAGTGGTGTTTCATGGTTAGGGTTAGTCATCCGTTTCCCGGCGACGCAGCGCCGGGTTTATTTTTAATTCCTATGCTTACCTCCATCGGCCTCATTATAGCTTGCCTGGTTGCAGTTGCCTGGATCATGGACGGAATTGTCCTTGACTTTGACAGCCGGTTTTACCACTGGCACATCCGCTTCTGGAACCAGTGGCGCATAGAAGCCAAAAAGCTGTAGAAACTTTTAATACCGCGCGCACAATGCTACGCGGTTCTTCGCCTTCTTGTTCACTCCCTGTCTGGCAACGGCCACCGCTCACCCGGTGGTCGTTGTCCTTTACACCCGGCACTTGCGGCGGTAATCTTGTGCAAAACAGCGCTTGAAAACTATTCTCCTTTCTATGTTAGTTACCAGCGGCTTAATGGCTGCCATTGACGTGCCGGCAGAAGCCTGGCGCGTAAGCCCGTGGAACCCAATTGCCTACTCGGTACTCGTGCTAGTCTTGGGCTACATCGCCATTAAACGCGATCGCCGCGCCGACGAGCAGGACAAAGAGATGCGTGAGCTCAACGAGCGCCACCGGCAGCAGACCGAAAAATTCATTAAAGACTTTCTGGAACCTCGCCAGGAAGATGAACGCTAAACCCCCTTTCGCCTTATGAGAAGTAAAAGAAGTTTCTGGGGCTGGCTGTCGGCCAGCATTGTTGCAGCAGCCTTGGCCATTGGCATTGTCATTGGCGTGGTAAATCCGCCTAATCCTCCACCTGTGGTGGTAGTAGATCCGTTGGCCTACCGCATTGAAGCGCTGACAACCACCGCACCAATCGGGCAAATGGCACCGCTGGCGGGCCTGAGCGTGCGCGATCCACTTAACCGGGATCGCAACGGCAGAACCGTTGACCAGGGGCCGCTGGCGCTTCGGTTTTTATCGTTGCCCATGGGCTTTTACCGGCACACTGCCGGCAGTTACAGTTATAAGGTAACTAGTGTATTTGATCCAACTATGCAGTACACGCTGAACACGGTGCTTCCTGCACTTCCGCAGGCTGTTCAACATGATTTTACCTGGCCGCCCAGCTTGCCGCCTGACCAGGTGCCTCTTTGGGTAACTGAAAGAACCGGTCGCATCTCCTTGGCCAATGAGCCGCCCATTCACATTGGCCCGCGCCACGAATTTGCTACCGTCAACGCCTATGTAGACTGGGCCGTTTCTATCGTGGCCGCCAATCCTTCATTGGCTGACCACTTTTATGTGCAGTCTGGTAAGCCGGAGTTCCTGCAGGGCGAAGCGCCGGAAAGCATCAAGCTGCGGCATACCGAGGTCCAGACCGGCGTGGCGGCTGCCGTGCTGGCCGGGCGGCTGCCCGCCCGCATCATCACCACCCACAAGCTGTTGCCAGACTACGGCAACCAAGACTGGTACACCTTTTACGGCAACCTACTGAACAGCTACCGACAAGTGTACGGCGCTGATGTGCGGGTCTGCTTTCAAGAGTACAACTGGCGCGAGGAAGACACACTGAGCCAGGACGTGCTGCTAAGCGTCAGCCATTTTCTGCTGGTGCTGAGCCGCCTGCGCTACGAACAAGGGGCTGTAGTTGACGGTGCCGCCTACCACCAAGGCAGCTCAGTAAAGGGTAGCGCCGTCATTGGCCAGGATGCCTCGGGTGACTGGACCGCCAGCGCCCTGACTGTACTCTGGGAAAACCTTGCCGGCCACCTGGTTTATAGCAGCTACGTGCCCAGCATTGCCCACAACAGACCAACCGACGTGGCGCTTGAAGTCTTTAGGCGACCTGATGGCACGCGCGTGGCCTTGTTCAGTAACCGCAGCGATAAAGACGAAGCCGTGCTGCTTCCTGGAGCACCCGCAATGGGCGTGTTGTTTGCCAACCGTCAGGCATTAACCAACCAGCCATTTACCGGCGTACTGCCGGCGCAAAGCTGTGGCGTAATAAACCTGTAGCCTGCCATGGCTGATGATCTTAAAATTGCCTTCATTGCTGACATGCTGCGCGAATATGGCGTTGATGTTGAAGAAGCCATTCGCGCAGAGATTGTACGCCTTGATGTTGTGGATACTAGCGAGCTGCTCAACAGCATCCGCTCAGAGGTGCTGGCCGCAACAGCTGGCGATCAGGGTGCAGTTAAAATCATTTTTGCCGAGCACGGGCGCTACGTAGACATGGGCGCAGGCCGCGGCCAGAAGGCCAACTCCACCGCAAGCCGCCGTGCCGGGCGTGTAGCCGGCAGCGGCCGTGTAGCTCGGAAAATTTACAGCCCGGTAGCCTACCGCGCGCTTAACACGCTCATCGGCCGCCTGAGCTTCGGCTTTACTGAAGAGGCAATTGCTGCCTTGAAAAAAGCAGAGGAGCATGTCAGTACGGGAGGATAGAGTAAACCTCATTGTCACTGTTAACGGCGACAAAGGGCGTAAGCAACTGGTAGAGCTGGAGAACGAAGCCTCCAAACTTCGCGCCTCTATGCGCGGGCTGAACAAAGAGAGCGAAGATTATGCCAAGCAGGCCAAGGCGCTGGAGGCCGTAGAGAAACAAATGGGTGACATCCGCAAGGAGATTGACATCACCAAGCTCACGGTTAAAGAACTGAACGCTGAGACCCGTAAACTGCGGCAGATTCGCGACAACCTTGACCCGGCCAGCGAGGCCTTTAAGCGTGTCAATGCAGACATTGACAAGCTTATTGGCCGCACCAAGGAGCTGACCAACAGCAGCCGAACCATGGGCACTTCGCTCACGGAAAGCAGCCAAGTTTTAAATGGCATTAAGTCCGCGCTGCCCGCTGTTGGCGTTGCCGCAGCAGCGGCCTTTGCTACCCAAAAGATTACCGCATTTGTTGGTGAAGCCCGGCAGTTGGCCTTTCAGGCGCAGGGCGTGGAGGCTGCCTTTGAGAAAATAAATACCAAGGTAACCCTTGAAGAGCTGCGCACATCCGTACGCGGAACCGCGTCTGATCTTCAGTTAATGACCCTGGCCGTGCAGGCTGATAACTTCAACATTCCGTTGGAGACCATGAGAGTAGGCCTGGAGTTTGCACAAAAGCAGGCCACGCGCACAGGCCTAAGCGTGGAGCATCTGACGCAAAGCTTTGTTACTGGCTTGGGCCGGCAAAGCCCGCTGATCCTGGACAACCTGGGCATTAGCTTGGCTGAGCTCAACGCATCCATTGCTTCCGGGGCTGATTTTAACACGGCCGTAATGGAGGTAGTTAACCGCAAGTTGGAAGACATGGGCGACGTAGCTCTGGGTGCCAAGGGCCGCGCCGACCAACTCAACGCCAGCTCCGACAACCTGGCAGTAACGCTGGGTAAAAACCTGAATGCCGCGCTGGACACCACCGTGGCATTGCTGGGCCAAGTGGCCGGCAACGTGAGCGAAGACGTAATGCCTGAGCTTAATGCCTTTCAGAAAAGCTTGGAAGACTTGCGCACCGCCGCCACAGATCTGGGCGATGCAGTAGGTGTGGACACGGAAAAGCTCAGCTTCTTTGATGCGGCCGTTGCCGTTGTAACCTTTAAACTAAAGCCGTTTACAGACGGGCTGCAGGGCCTCTTGATGGGGGCTACAACCGTGGCCAAATCAATTGGCAACCTTACCACTGCGGTTATTGATTTCTTTGACCGCAGCACAGAGGCTGAGAAGGGCTACAAAAAGCAGGCAAAAAAAGGGGCTGATGATGCTGCTGACATTGAAAAACAACGAGCCCTAAACAGAGAGAAGTCTAACGAACAATTTGAAGAAACAAAGGATGCATTGGGCAAAATGTTTGACGAAGAGAGAAAGATTTTAGATCAAAAAAAGAAGTTAGAAGAAGAGGAATCGAAGCGCCAAAAAAAGTTACTGGCAGAACAAAAAGCCGCTGATCAGGAACGCCAGGCGCTTCTGGCACGTGGTATGCAGGGCAGCATTAAGTTAATTACCACAGAACTTAATGAGTTAAATGCAGTCTTGCGCGCCACTGATGTAGGCAGTGCACTATACCTGGCAACCATAGATAAGATTATTGCAAAGTCGGATGAGCTTAATGCTGCTATGAACAAGCAAGGCAGCATATTCAAAGCTATTAATGCCGAACGTTTTGATATATCAGAAGATTCACTAAAGCAGACTAAGTTTGTAACGGCTGAGGAGATCAAGGGCAACGCCAGTTTAATGGAGCAGATGGTGCTCCATGGCGAGCAGCGTGAAGCCTACGGATACACCATTGATCGAGTAAACAACGCGCTATCGTTGCTTCGTGAAAAGCTAGGTGGTGCCGTAATTGGGAGCGAGGAGTACCTGGCTATCTCAGCAAAAATTGCATTTTTTGAAGGGGTTCTGGCAGGTGCTGTTAGGGAACGTGCGCATGGTCTTAATGACTATCTAGCTGCAACCGAAGCCATGTTTAACAGCGTTGTTACCATTTTTGAAAAGACAGGACGCGAAGGGGAGCGCAATATAAAATTTCAGAAAGCGGCAGCAGCGGCCACCATTGCCTTCCAAAATGCGCAGGCTTTTGCCTCCGCCTTGGCGGGTGCTACGGCGGCAGCTTTGTCTACCGGGCCAGGAGCGCCCTTTGTTTTGGCCGGCTACATCGCCACTATGTTTGGCATTGTTGCTGGAACAATTAAGCAAATTAGATCAACGCTTGGTGATGCCGAAGTGCCGCAGTATTACCAAGGTGGCTTTGACGATGGCCGCGTATCGGTGCGTGGAGCTACAGACAAGCGGGTTTACCGGGCGGCCCGAGCCCAAACGATTGGTGGCTTTGTGGCGCAGCCTACGTTAACGCCATCCGGATCGCTGGGCGGCGAGAAGGGCACCGAATACTGGATTCCAAACCACATGATGCGCAACCCGGCCGTGTACCGCGTGGCGCAGATGTTGGAAGACATCCGCACCAGCCGGCAGTTTGCCGAAGGGGGCTTTGACCGGTTAGCCGAGGCTACACCCAGCACCCGTTCGCCCCAACCTGCCCAGGACCCAACGGCTGCTATGCTGCTGCAGACCTTAATGGCGCTCGATGCCACGCTACAACGCGGCATACCTGCCTATTACGACAATGACCAGGTGCAAAAGATTCGAAAGGTAACCGGCGAATTGTCGCAGGCCGAACAGCGCGGGGTGCTTTGACCTGTCCTTTCAACCGCTGGCTTGTGGCGGTAGGTTCGTGGCTCACCAACCTTTTATCGTCATGTTAGGAATCGAAAAACTTAAACTGGCCATCGTGGCCCTTGTTGGCCTGGGAATGGCCTTTGACAAGAGCTTTGCTGACGGCAAATTCTCCTTCACAGACACGCTGAATTTTGTCGGCCCTGCCCAGCAAATGCCTACAAGCCTGGAGGAATTGGAAAACATCAAAGCCGAGTTTGAAGACTTGGATGAAGAGGAAGGCGCGCAAGTGGCCGAGTTCGTTGCCGCACAGCTAGACCTGCGCAACGACAACGTGGAAGAGCTGATTGAGGATTCAATTGATCTGGGTGTAACGGTTTACGTATACGTAAACAAACACTTCTTAAAAAACTAAGCCCTTGGGCTGCTACCTTAGGGTGAACTGCGCCGGCCACCTGCAGAGGTTCCTGGCGAAAGGACCGGTCCCGTGCGCAATGCCGGGGCCGGTTTGTTTTAATACAGGCTATCGGTGAATTGCTGCATTTCTTCCTGCGATCGATCCCGGTGAACGTGTACATACTCGCTGATCACGGACCAATTTGTCTGTCATCATTGTACTTAATTGGTTGATACAGCAAGATTCCGTAGTAATTTGTTTTGTTTGTTGGTATTTTAATTGCATTTTGCTGTAATTATGCTGTATTTCGCTGCATCAAACTATGAACCAAAAAGTAAAACGCCGGCGCCTTGCCGGCAAAGTCCAAAACCTGGTGCTAAAAGAGATGCTGCGCCAGGCGCAGTTAGAGGGTACAGATAGCTACCGGCCCAAGCTGCGGGCGCTTAGAAATGAGCTGCTTAATCGGTTGGGCATCCACAAAGTCACCCTTGATCTCAAGCTGCATAACCGGCTTGAGTTTAAAGTCAGCGAATTAGTCGTAGCCGCTGACCTCTTGGAGGTTGGTGTTGAAACCCTTATTCATAAACAAGAGTCAGTATTATGACAAGTATCTATCCGCCAACAATTGCACACACATCGCTGGCAATGTCTAGCATGGTCTTTAAAATTTTGAAAGTCCGGGACGCGCTTCTTCGAAAAGGACTTAACCAAAAATCAGAAGCACGAATGCTTAGTCTGTATGATCAGATGCGAATTCTGATGATGCAAAAATCTGCCCGAAGCCTGGCAGAAATGTGCTTGCTGTTGCACAATAAACAGGACACCTTGCGGGAGCTAATTCCCGGTGGTAACAATAGTGCTGGCCGCAGCATGGAACAAGATCTTAACCTAATGGTTGAATTTGCTTGTCGCGTCAACACGTTTTACAAAGGCGATCTAAACCAGGTCGCTTTTCCTTTTTTTCTTAGGCACACCAAGCATGAAAAGGTGGTTAAGCTGTGCTCACCAGGCTGCATGGTCGTAGTGGAACAGCATGTTACTGAGCAGCGCAACATACACCGGCAGCAGATTCTGCCGCTGAGCATGGATGATTACCACGAGCTGCTGCTGGATAGTACCTGGTTGCCCTGCGACCAAAATGATTTTCGAGCTTTGATCGTCAACAGCGCACAAGAGTTGCTCAGCATGCTCGATGCTAGCGCGCGCGTCACGCCGCGCAGTACGCACGATGAAGACATTAGTATTCTGAGGCAGGCACTTTCCTGATTTATGCCTACCACTTTGGGTCGGCTCCCAATGGGAGCCCGGTTTCGCTTCCCCCAAAACGACGCCGAGTTAATCGTGCTTTTTCGGACGCATAACCGAATGGTGATTCAGGACGCTTATACCGGATTCACTGATACCATTTCTCTAAACGGGCCCATGGGCCATGTTTCCGTACACATATGTTAATTACTGACCAACGACGTGACCAGATATTAGCCCTATGGAAGCTAGAAGAGGTGGTCATGCAGTTTATTCCTGGGCTTAAGGCCAAGGGTAAGCGATTGATTGGCGACTGCCCGCGCTGCAATGCTAAGGGTAAGCTTGACTTGCACACCACCAAGCAAGTGCTGATGTGCTGGAGCCACATGCAGGAAGGCGATGGCATTGGTAGCCCTGTAAAATTTCTTATGGATTGGGAAGGCATGAGCTTTCCAGAGGCCATGGAATGGCTGGCAGTGAATAAGGGCGAAACACTTATCGGAGAAACTGCGCCTGCAAAGCGCAAAAAAAATGATCGACCAAAATCCAGCTTCCGCGATCGGCAACTTACCGCCAGTGGCATTACCCAACAAGCTCAGCGCGACTTGATGAATGCCGGCATTGACAAATGGCTGGAGATCGATCGATACGAAAAGGGCACCATCACGCCCTATTGGGACGTTGACCCGCACGGCGATGACATGATCCTGCATTACCTGGATCTTGCGGGAAACCCGATGACTTACCCCGGCAAGAATGGCAAGCCCAAGCCGTTTATTCGCATCCGCTGGGAGAACCCGGAACTACATGCTGACATAAAAACAGGCAAGCCGCGAAAGTATGTGCAGCCAGCCAAGAGCGGTGTTCACCTGTGGATACCGGCACTGGTGCGCAAGGATTACAGCGAAGGCGTTGTGCAGCCAACGCTGTACCTGGATGAAGGCGAAAAAAAAGCCGATAAGAAAAACATGCACGGCATGTTTACCGTGGGCCTTATGGGCATCAACAACATTGCTAGCCGCGATGGCGAGAACAGCTACCTGCCGGAGGAGCTGCAGCGCATCGTCAAGCGCAATCAGGTGCAGCGCGTGGTCATGACCTATGACAGCGATTGGCAAGAGCTAAGCAACAGCATTGACGAGCCGGTTGATAACCGACCTAAAAATTTCTTCGCCAGCGCGCGCCGCTTTAAGGAGCATTTCCGCGCGTTTCAGGCCCAAGGCATTGACTTGGAACTATTCCTGGCTTACCTGCGGCCGACGGCCGCTGGTGAGAAAGCGGTTGACGATTTTCTGGCTGGCACGCTCAAGGGTAGAGAACACCTGCTGGCCGAGGATTACGAGCGCGCCTTGCTTGATACCAATGGGCAAGGTGAATACGTGCGGCTCTACAAGATCACCGCCTGGTCAGACTTTCAACTACAAAAACTTTGGGGCCTGGAAAGCCCGGTCAGTTTCTTTGAATTGCACGGCGAGAGCCTGCGAAAGCGCACAGTTCGAACCTTCAGTTTTCGCGGCAAAAAATGGCGCTACAACCCAGACAAAGAAGGCGTTGCAGCCTTTGAGTTGGAGAACCAGCTTATGCCAGAAGAGCAATATTGGAAGACAGTAACTAAGCGCCGGGGCGAAGAGGAGTGGGAAGAACTGAAGTTTGAGTATCAAAACATGCGCCGCTTCCTGCGCAACAGAGGGTTTTTTCGGGTGCGCGAATCTGGAGGAACCTTTCTTTATTACCATGAAGACGACCGCGTCATGGATGAGGTGACGCCACACGACATTGGCGACTACGTTCTGAGCTACACTGAAGACCTCAGCCAAATGGAGGTGCTTAGCAGCCTGCTATTGCCGGGTGCGGCCAGCTACTTGGGCAGCAGTTTTTTAAGTCGTATTTATACGCGTGAACTGCCGCGCATACGCAACGCCAACAAAAGCCAATACTTTTTCTTCCAGCGCAACTGGATGAAAGTAACGGACCAGGACATCACCACTGGCCCTTTGGAAACTTTTGAGGGAAGCCTGCACCGTAAGCAACTTTTGCCCTTTGACTTAAGCGAAGCGCCACTTAAGCGCTCGTTGTTGGAATTGGAGTACAGCAAAGAGCACGGGCAGTGGCTGAGCAGCTACACGGATGACCGGTTATATGAAAGCGAGTTTTTTTCATACCTCTGGAACACCAGCAACCAGGATTGGAGCAACCAAAGCCCGACGTATAATGAAAACGGCCGCAGGAATTTGCGCGAATTGGCTCCGGAAGAATCTGCCACCATTATGCAGCACTTTCTCAGCAAGTTAACAGCCATCGGATACCTGCTGCACCGCCACCAGAACCCGGAGTTTACCCGCATTGTGCTGCTGATGGACAGCGCGCTGAGCCAAGTGGGTGCCAGCAAAGGCAGAACAGGAAAGAGCATGTTCAGCAAAGCCGTGCGGCAGCTTGCTCCCTTCTTTGTCATTGACGGGCAAGAAAAAAACTTTGAGCAGGACCGCTTTATGCTGGAAGGCCTGACTGTTGACCACGGGGTCATCTACGTTGACGATGCCTACCAAGGCATGCCGCTCACCTTCTGGTACGCAAAGCAGACGGAGGGTTACATGGTCAAGCGCAAGGGCACAACCCGCGTAGAAATCAGCCCGGAAGAGGGACAAAAAACGCTCATCAGTACCAACCACAGCTTCACCGACATGTTTGACGACAGTAGCCGTGATCGGATGCTCATGCTTGGCTTCAGCAATTGGTACAGTGCTGACTACAAACCCAGCCGCGATTTTACCGGTATGCTTTTTACCAACGAGTGGCCCCATGAACAATGGGTCATGGCCCTTCAGCTCATGATCACCGGCGTTCACCTTTACCTTAAGCACGGGTTCATTGATGTACCCAATGAGAACCTGAAACTGCGCAGCCTGCGGCAGGAAATGGGCGAAGAATTTCTCAGCTGGTTTGATCTCTACGTTAGTGAGTACCTGGTCAGCGGCTCTGTGCATAATCCAGAGCTGGGTAGGATTGAAAAATATTTTGCTTATGATACTTTCCTGGACAAACACCCAGGCCAACGGCGGTGGACCAACATCACAAAGTTTAAGGCTAAAATAATTGCCTACGCGCGGTATAAAGGGCTGCTGCTTAATCCACATAAAATGCCAGTGGTTGACGGCATTGGCGAAGATTACAAAAGCTCTGGCAAGGAATACTTCCTCTTTGTAGATCCGAACCGCACTGAAAATTTTTACTCAAATACGCAAACAACGCTTAAGTATGATGAACCCTTTTCTTAATACCGCCAGCCGGCCGATTGACAGCAGCCGATGGCACAGCCATCACTCCTTTGAGTCACCAGGCTTGGAAGTGATACAGGTTTTAGAAGGCAGCATACCAATTGCTACGCTGCGCGTTCAGGCCCAACACCATGCCGTGCACATTACACCGGAGAATGCAGACACCCATGATCTATTTCTGCTCGATTGTTACGCACGCGCTATTCTGGCCGAAAGCCAAATGACACAGGATTTGCCAATAAAAAAACTAAACATACATGTACAACCCTGAACGGCTACGCCTTTTGCAAGACTTTTTTTTGATGCTAAGCTTGATCTTTCTCTGCATGACTTTTGCTGCAATGCTTTTTCTGGTCGGCATAAATTTATCTGGTCGAGTTAATTCAGATCTAGAGCCAGCACCTGACATACCACCTCCTACCTGCTGCACCAGGTAATGATAACGCTACCCCCCAATTGGGGCATTCTACACACAACCCGGCTATTGTCGGGTTTTTTGTTTTTTGTGACGGGGCAAACCAGAAATGTGTATAAGTGGTGTTTCTACTTTCTTTTTTGGATTCCTCTTGAAAGTGAAAAACTGTCGAACTTTCGAACTCAAAACCATTAACTGTTTGGTAATCAGTTAGTTCATGAGTTCAACTGAGTTCAAGTTGGGGTCAAAATGAGTTCAACACAGTTCAAAATTGACGTTACTTATCAAGATATGTTTTCCAAAGTTCAACTGCCGAGTACCCTCGAACTCCACTTTGAACTGTTTTTAGCCCTGTTTGAACTCCACAAAAAAAACAAGTGCCTGATAATCAAAACATTAATTTTTAGAGTTCCAAAGTTCGACGAAAACCATACTTTGAGCCCTACCGGCACTTTTGGGGCTGTAAAATGTGGTATTTTTACTGCTAGACAGGGCTAAATTCGCCCACTCTGTGACTTTTAAGGTAGAATTTCCCATCAAGCCCCACCTCAAGCAATACTTGCGCTTTAAGCTGGGCAACATCGATCCGGTCAATCTTGATTTGGACAACATTTTTGCCACGTTAATATGGAGCCAGCTAGACAAGCCGGAGTACAACAACAGCGCGCAAGTGTATCCGCTTTACAAGGATCAGCTTTGCGTGGTTCTTAATAAGCGGCTCAGCAACCGCAGGCGTTTCGCCATGACCTTTTCTGGCTGCCAGTCCATCAACGCAGGCCTGGATGAACTGTTTAACCAGCACTTCTACCTGTATGTAGACACCAAAACGGAAGCTGGCTTTGAAAAGGAGAAAAGCATCTTTGACTTTATGAATAAGGTTGGCCTGGGCGAAGAGCACATTCCTTATGAAACGCTTAAGAAGCGACATGACCGCTATCGCAATGCGCTGGCCAAAGGCAAAGCCCATAAGTCCCACCAAAAGGGTGAACCGCTAAGCTGATTTTGCAGGCAGAAGGCAAGGCCCTTTCACCTGACGGCTTACGAAAGGACAAAACAAATGTTTACACCGTTGTCCGGGCTAAAAAGCTTTTGGCGGCTGCAGTGTCTGTCCTTTGGCCCGCCACCCAGTGGCGGCAACTTGCGCCTGCAATCAGGCCATGTTGTACACCCTCACGTTTCCGGCAAAACCTACCACGCTCAGCGGCTATTGCCGCATTGCGTATGCCGAGCTCAGTGAGCTTGACGGTTGGCCCAAGGTGGTGAAACAAATGCTGGACGACAGCATAAGCCTGATCAGTGGTCACACCTTCAGCACCATGCCGGTGCTGGAAAACACGCTTACGTTTTCCGACCTCCCGGATGAAGGGCCAAACGGGACGCGGCACAAAACCATTTTAGGCGCCCGGCTGCCAGTAGCCATTGCTGCACGCGATCACCTGTTTCGGCAAATGCAGGAACTGCGCTGGATAGTTGTGGGCACGGACGGCAACGGCCAACAGCGCGTCATCGGAACCCCTGAATATCCGGCCAAATTCAGCTACACCCACGATAACAGCACAGGCCGCAACGAGTACGTAATGCAATGGATGGCGTTTACGCCCTTTCCAGCGCTGTATGTGAATGGAGTAGAGGCGTTGCCGCCACCTTCCGGAGCCTGTGATCCTGCTACGGTAAACACCAACGCCGTGCTTTTCGACACTGTGCCCAGCGGTGGCACGCTAAACATTTCAATAACCAATTCGCTGGCGGTCCTAATAGGCACTGTTACGCCCGGCGTTGGTGTTAATGTTGGCAACATGACCATCGACTATCCAGATGGCACCACGGCGGCTGTGGTCGTGGTGCCCGGGGGTACTATTGTAACTGCACCAAGGTGGTCAATTCAACTTGCGGGAATCGTGGCAAGCCCTGTGACGGTGACGGCCCCGGCATGGGATTCGTCATTTGTATGCAGTGCCCAGACCCCCACGGGAGGAACCATAACGCAAATTACGGTTAACGGAGGTGCCCCCGTGGCCTCATTGGTCGGGGTGGCAATCCCCGCATCTGCGGTGCTGGTGTTAACCTTCACAGGCAGTCTTACTCAAATATTATTAGCCTTCTGATGGCAGTCAGGAACTACTATACAACAGTTGTGCAGGGCGCTACGTCGCCGGCCACGTTCCTGCCGAACATGCTTCATTGGTATAGATCGACCGTGGGGGTGACGCTTGACGGGGGGGGTGGAAGGGCTATCCGAGTCAATGACCAGATCGGAACCATAGACTTAGTGGATGCCGTGGCGGGGTTCAACGTTGTGACTTCTGACCCTGCTGTGCCCAATGGCACCCGGTCACTTGCAAGTCCTTCTACGGGGCCCATAAGCGTAGACAGGGCACTTGGAGACGCCGCAGCGGGATGGCTTACTACTCTGCCCTTCACGGTTCTCCACATAGGCAAACTAGCGTTCACAAGTGGCGCTCCCTCTGAGTTAATCCAGCCTGCTGTTGGGGCGTTCGGGTCAGGCGTGACAATGTTCCGGCAGTCCAACGTACCGCTAAATGGGGCCAACGCGAACGAATACCGAGCCGCAACATCAGGCAACCTGCTCTTAAATGGGGCTGGCTCGGATAGTATTAATTGGAACATAACGACTGGGGCAAACCTGCTATCGGGTCAGACCACTCCGTACCAGATCATTGGCTTTCGGTCTACATCGGGAGCCAATGGTCTTCAGTTCTCACGCAACGGCACGGTACTGCGTCAGTCAACGCCCGTCACACCACGGGTCTACACCGGGGCGCAGTTGCGCTTTGCGGCATCAATTCCAGCAATGACCTGGCTGGACGTAATGGTGATGAACGCCACGATGTCCGCAGCCGACTATACAAACCTTAAAAACTGGGTTAACGCCCAGTATGGATTCTCTTTCTAAAAACTTTAATAAATGAAAACCCTGTTTATTGCCTTGCTTTTTCTGCCTTTTTTTGCCTCCGGGCAAATCACGATCTGCGATCAGGACACCGTGCCCATTGTGGACTTCGTTTTGCCAACGCTTAGACCAGTTATTCTTTGCCCGTTCGATACGGGGTTCGTGTTCTGGTGGGACATGACACTTCCAGGCGGTGGTGGCGATGCGGCATACTTCCATTCCATGACCTTTTTCACCGATGGTGCCTATCACCTCGGGGTTGACGACAGCCACATCTTAACCCCCGCAAAGCCGTGGTGCTTTATCTGCGTCGAGGGAACCAATTACAACGCGGTTACTGCTGCGTGGGGTGTAGCGGATTCAAGCGGGGGCTTTACCCCTGTGGTGAACTGCGGACTGGTTCCAGAGCATAGCTACACTTATGGATGGCCCGACAAATTTGCATTTGATGCGCCCGCGCACATCGCAACTGGTGGAGGCTTCACGGTGGTGCTGTCCAACAGCCCAACTTACGGCGCACCTTACATTTACAAGACCCCGGGCTACCTTCCTACCCAGCCCAATCCATTCCCGATTTACAACACGTCCACCAGTGCGGCACCTTGGGTGCCCTACACCCGGCTACGGGTTCGCTACACGTTCCCTAATGGAACACAGTGTACCGAAGACTCTGAAATGCCGGGGCTGCGTACGGGTCCAATGGGCTTTGACGGAGAACCGAAGGAACGCAGGGGCTGGTACATTGAGGACCGAAAGCTGCGATTTGGCCAATAACCTTGGCACCTCACGCCTTCAACGGCCTGGCCGGTGTGGACCGGGCACAGATGGAAAAGGTAATTGAACTTGCTCTCTGGAAGCACCCATTTGGTTTGCCTGTAATTTAATTAACCACATAGTTTCTAACCCTGTCCTTTGACCTGCCCGGCCCCTGCAATAACCTTGCCACCGTGAAGCGCACTTTGCCTGCATACCGACCCTTGGCCATCGCCGTAAACAGCGAAACCAAAACCGCCACCATCGAGGTGGACGGTATTATTGGTATGCCTGAATGGTTCGAGCAAATGTGGGCAGAGGTAAGTAACGCAGACCTGACGCTGACCAAGGAGAAAATGCGTTCTGACCTCAAGGCTTTATCAACGCTGGATAAAGGCGTTGAACTGATACGCGTCATCATCAACTCCTATGGCGGTGACGTCAATCATGCCCTGTCCATGCATGACCTGCTGGTGCAGCACCCGGCAAAAGTAGAAACCATAGTCGGCGGCATGAGTGCGAGCGCGGCTACACTCATTGCCCAGGCAGCCAGCCCAGGCATGCGGAAAATTAGCGAGAACGCCTTCTACCTGGCGCACCGCGCCCGTGGATGTGCATCCGGAACCGTCACCGTTATACAAGCATACGCTAGTATGCTTGGCAAAATAGATGAGCGTATTGCCGCCATCTATGCGCGCCACAGCGGCCGAAGCGCACAAGACCATCTTACCGAGATGAGCTTGGGCAACGAAGAAGGCGAATGGCTGACTGCCGAAGAAACAAAAGACAAGGGCTACGCCGATCAGGTCATTGAAATGGTTGGCCTTCCAGCATCCGCAATGGCGCGTTATGGCGAAGAGCTCCTACGCCAGAGCGGCATCTACAAACTTCCTCAAGGCTACCTGCCTGCCGAGCCGGCCAACAGCCGCTTGGAAGGCATGTTCAGTAAAATCATCAGCATGCTGACACCAACAGCATTGCCAGAGCCCAAACAAGCGACTATGCTCACTAAAAGCACCCATCCAGCCCTGCTTAATGCGTTGGGCTTTGAAACGTTGATTGTAGACGAGCAAGAAGGTGCTCACCTTCAGGCCTTTGCGCTCACCGCAATTGAAGCCAGGCTAGCTGCGTTACCGGTTGAACTGGCACCCGCACTAAATCTGGCCGTATTGCTTGAAGCGAGCCAATTACTACCTGGCGCAACGCAGGAAGCCACCATCCAAGCGGTGGCGGACGAAATAACGCGGCTGCGGCAACTGCCTGGTGCCGTAATTCCGCGTACCCAGCACGAGGAAGATCCGTTGACTCCAGAACCAGTTGCCCCTTGGGAAGACCCAAACCGAAGCTACAACCAGGCCATCAAAGGCTTGCGACCGGTACAAAGACGCCACCCAAAACCCGCCTAAAAAGCTTAAAGGAGCCTACTCTAAAACCTCCAACAACCATTCAGCATGGCCATTATCACCGAATTAACCGCCGACCTCAAAAACTACATCGACGTCAACCGCGACGCCATCAGCCATGAGATCCGCTACGGCGAGGAAGAGCAGTTTGTGCGCGAGTTTACCACCTTCGTCACCGAGGCGCAAGCAGGGGAGAAAGTAGGCTTGCCCACCTTTCGCCTTAGCGAAGTAAGCCAGCCGTTCCAGGTGGCCTACACGCCTAAAGGCACACCCACGTTTTCCGCCAATCTGGTGACCATGCGCCGGATAAAGATTGACCACAGCATCCTGCCCGACGAAATCGTCGGCAAATGGACTGCGCACCTGATGGAAGCCGGCTACGATGAAACGCGTGCACGCACCGAGATGCCAATCACGCGCTACATTCTGGATGAAGCGGTAAAAGCCATCAGCGATGAGCGCGAAGATGATTACATCTACGCCGGTGTGTATGCGGCTCCTACCCCAGGAACACCCGGTGCTGCCAGCACCAGTTACGATGGCCTTCATCAAATCGTAAAAAATGCCATCATTGCTGGTGACTTGACGGCAGAGCCATTAGGAGCCTTTACGGCATCAGACATCTTTGAATATTTTGAAGAAATGTTTGACGCCGTGCCGAGCAAGTACAGGATGAAGCCGCTGAACATGTACGTGAGCCCGGAGAACTACCTGCTCTACGGACGCGATAAGCGCACCAATTTTGCGTGGCAACAGCGCATGGAAGACTTGCTGGGCATTGACTTTGGCAAGGTAACCATCAAACCCGTGCACGCCATGGCCGGCAGTAACCGGATAATCATCACGCTGCCAGGTAACCTGGCCCGCATGGTAGGCCGCGCCACTCCTGGCCAAAACCTTGACGTGCAAGGCTACGAGCGCACCGTAAAGCTTCTGACCGACTGGCACGAAGCCGTTGGCGTGCGCGACTTCGAATTCATGTGGGTTAACGACCAACTCTAAAGCAATGAGCACCAATAAAAACGCCGGCGTTGCGCCAGCAACCAATACCGGGAAAGAAGGCTTTCAATCAGCAGAGAGTGGCACTCATGCCAAGCTTGATGCTGCCATCGCTAAGCGCGATCCGGATAAAGTCAAGCTTGATGATGCCATCGCTGAGCGCGATGCCGCTAAAGTCAAGCTTGATGATGCCATCGCTGAGCGCGATGCCGCCCAGGAGCTTATTGCCGAGCTAAAACAAGAGCTGTCAGCCGCTAACCGCGCTGCCGGCAATCTTGTTACGTTCAGCCTTGACGGCAAGGAGTATGAAATGCAATGCCGCAAAATGAAGATTCGCGAGAGCAAGCGCAATCCTGCTCTCTCCGCTTTCAAAGGCGAATACACCGCAGAAGAAGCGGCTCAAAACCCTGAATTGCTGCGCGCGCTGTTGGATAGCGGCAGCGGTCTCATCAAAGCCCTCTAAGCAACCATGGCACTAAAAGACGTTCTGCAGCCGGCCTTCATAAATCCGCTGCATGGCATTTGCCAAAAAGCCAAGCTGCTGCTTGCCGACGCTGCAGAGGTAGCTACGGTACCAGAGCTTACCGCTCGTGGAGCGGCCTTTGTAGGTTCGGCTACCGATGCCGATTACACGACAATTACGACGGATTTCGTGTTTGTGACCCCCCTCAGCATGGGGTTCGCTGAAGTAGAGATCATGATCTACTCCGGTGCTCAAACCGGTGAGGTAGTTGGCGAAGAAGGCAGCCGGCAGTTTCTAAACAAACTGGTTTTTGCTGTTACCGGAGCCAGCAATGCACTCGAAGCCATGGCCGCCCGCATGCTTAACATTGGCGTTTATGCCGTGGTAGTAGAAGCCGATGGCAACAGCCGTGTTTACGGCAGCTCGTGCTATCCAGCACGAATTGAGGCCGTTACTGCCCAAAATCCCGGCAACCCGGCAGAGGGGTTCAAAGGCATGACCTTTACGCTCTACTACCACGATGTAGTTGCCCGCGCACCCAAATTCACCGGCTCCGCGCCGCTCATTCCATAATTTTAGTTATGCCTGGATCGAACGAAGTAAAATCGGCAAAAGAAGCTTTTGACACCAACGCCGAGCTCAACAAGGTGTTTAGCCTTGACCCCAAACACCCACTGCCTGGCGTGCGGTTTCTGCGTGCCGGCTTTGGCACGGTAGACATTCGCACGCTAAGCCCTGACCAGCTCATACGCTGGAAACAACAGGGCAAAGAGCTTCCCTACTTTATGGAGAAGGCACCAGAGGTCCCAACCAAATATACCCCGGCAACGAAGCCGTAACGAACAAAAACCGACCACAAATGCGTCAAAAGCCCGGATAAAACCGGGCTTTTGACATTGCGCATTTGCCTTAAAACCTCTTGTCCTTTAAGCGTTTAGCACTTATCAATAGCTTTGGCCTATGACCTGGTCCGAGCGCGTAATCCAGTACACCGACAAAGGCGGAACCCATGCCCAAGGCTTGGCGCTGTTGAAGGAAAATATTCCGAACAGCCCTTGGCTAAGAATTTTAGCCACGGAGGACCGGATTAATGCCGGCAAGCTTCACAAGCTGTTGCTGGCAGCACAACAGCAGCACGTAACCGAGCCCACCGCAGCGGTGACCAGTCAGCAAGAGGCAACGGCTTCTTCCTGGCGCAGCCGCGTTTCCTTGCGCTATACACCTGAGCGCTTAGCGTTGGCCCTTCCACCGGAATTACAAACCCTCGATGCCGCTTGGCGAAGGCGCTACAAAGCCGCGGTCAGCGCCCATTACGAGCTTACCCGATCACGCAGTGACAAGCGGCGCAAAGTCTTAGCCTTCGAGATTCTTAATCACTTTGACTACATACGTGAAGCCTGGGAACAGGTAGACTACTTCCGGGAGCATGGCGTGGTCAAACCCGCCGAAAAAGTAAACACGCGCCATTGGCGCAGCATGACGCTCAACCAGATCATGCGCCACCGCATGAACATAGCGCCCAACGTGGTTAAAAACCGTGGCAAGCTTAAAGGCGCCACAAAGCCCGAAGAAATACGCGTTCTGACAGAACGCATAGCCGGCTACCAACAACAGATCCTAGAGATAGAAGAATACTTTAACCATGCCCAAACAATCCTACAAGCAGCAGGAAGCGCGCCTGCTTAAAGGCCAACCGCAGACAAGCATGGAGCGCTATGCTGCCTACCTGCTCAATCCGGATGAGGATCATCACAGCTTAACAGATGAGGAGCTGAAGCACCTCAATAAGCTGGACAAGGTAGACAACCTGATCCGCAGCTACGGCCGCATGTTGGACGTCATCAGCTTTGTCTGCAAGCTTGACGGCGAAGACAAACCCATGAGCCGCTATCGTGCAGAACATCTCATCCGGGAAGCACAGGACTTGTTCGGCAGCGTCAACACGATAAACAAGCCTTATTGGCGCACCGTGTTACTGGAGAAGGCTATGGAGGTGTTTAACCTGGCCATCAAAGCAAACGACTTTAGCGCTGCCGGCAACGCGCTAATGCATGCGGCCAAATTCCTGCGCCTGGATCAAGCCGATGACACCGAAGTGGCAGAAACAACTGCTACTACTTACGTCATGGTCATTAAGGCTGGCGACAAACAAACCAGCCTGGATCTGACCAACATCGGCTACCTCAGCGCTAAACACCGCAACGAGCTGGTGCAGGCCGCTCAGGAGCAGGCAATGGATATTGAATGGGAAGAAATAGAAAAAGGCACTTTGCCGCCTGCCGCCAGCAATGACCACCAAGCCCCTTCGCCTTAACCCGGCTCAGCTGCTCAGCATCATCCACCCGGTGCGCATGGGCGTTCATATCTGGGGAAGGGGCACCGGTAAGTCGTTCGGCCCTATGGGCTGGGAAAGCCAACTGGTGGCGCATCAAATGCCACGGGCCACCTTCAGCTTTGTTGGCCCAACCTACGTAGACCTGATGACCAACACGCTGCCTACCACCTTGGCGGCGTGGCGGGCGCTTGGCTACCGCGAATACGATCACCGCTACCCGCGTAAGGGCGGCAACTTTTGCATAGGTGTGCGGCCACCTGCGCACTGGCTTAAGCCCTACTTGCCGCCACTGCGCTATGAACACTTTATCAGTTGGGATACAGGAGCCGGGTTTCACCTGGTCAGCCAGGATCGCAAAGGCACCGATCGCGGGGGAAGTGTTGACGGGGTTTTTGCTGATGAAGGCCTGAAATTAAAGAAGGAGCAATTTGAGCAGGAAAGCCTAAGCACTATTCGTGGCAACCGCCACCACTTCGGCCATAACCCACGGCATCAGCTCATACGCCTTTGCAGCTCAAAGCCGGTAAGCAGCAAAGGCCAATGGATGCTCGACTACGCAAAGTATTATGAAGAAGACGGGCATCAGTACGGCCCCACTCAGCGGGTCATTGCAGACCTTCAGCTAGAGCTTATTGACACCAACAGCCTTCAGCACCGCCAAGATCTTTGGCAAGAGATTAAGAAGCTGCGAGAGCTGATTAACTATTATCCTAAAGGCAATGAATTACTGTACACGGAAGCCAATGGCTTCAGCAACCTGACCAACCTGGGCCTCAACTACTTTACTGATAAGCGGCTCAGCATGACCGAGAGCACCTTCTTGGTAGAGATCCTGAACAAGAGCTTAGCTGGCATTGAAGGAGGCTTTTACGGTAAGCTGGTCGAACGCATTCACACCTACACCGACAGCTACAACTACACCTTCCTGGACAGCCAGGGCTATCAGCTAAGTGAACTTGACTGCAGGCGTGATGCTGACCTGCTGCCCAACCTACCGGTGCGCATAGGGGTAGACTGGGGAGCCAACATTAACTTCATGTGCATTGCCCAGGACCAAAGCAGTGGTCGTAAGCGTCTGTTGCGTTACCTCAACAACCTGTACGTTAAGCACCCAAGAATCCTTGACGATGTCTTCCATGAGTTCGTGCGCTACTACCGCTTTCACCCCACTAAGCGGGTGTTCTTTCACTTTGATCACACGGGTACCAACAGGCAACCCAACAGCACGATGACCTACTATGAACAGGCCACCAAAATTCTGGTTGAGGCGGGCTGGGTGGTAACGCAGTGCTTTAATACCCGCAACATCGATCCTGAATACCGCTACTACCTGTGGAACAAATGCCTGGAGGAACAGGACCCAGAGCTGCCAATGGTGCGGTTCAACGCTAACAACTGCCGAGAGACCCTCACCAGCATGCAGCTTACTCCAGTCATACAGGGCAGCAAAGGTTATAAGAAGGATAAAAGCAGTGAGCGCAAGAAAGACATACCCCAGGAGCTTGCCACTCATGGCGGTGACGCGGCCGATACCATCCTTGGCAGCCTGGCAACCCTTAAGCAGGAAGAAGCCTTCATCGACTTTACGACCATGTAGGCACTTGCCTAAACATAATGGGAATGTCCTAAAGTGTAGCATTTACTGGACATTTGCCTTTTTCACATATGTAGCTTTTTCTGGACATGCAAGTGCGTTTCTTCTTTTCCGAGGGAGTTGGG